TATTTTTTTTGCGTTCGATGTTGACACTATAAAACTTGTGGCGTACATTTGCAACATCAAAACAAAACAACTGGAGCAAGCAACATGGGCATAGGCGTAGTGTTGATGGGGAAAAGCGGGACTGGCAAGACCACCAGCCTGCGCAATGTTAACCCTGATAAAGCATTGTTGATCCAAGTAACCCGCAAGGCGTTACCGTTTAAATCAGCGAACTGGAAACCGTGGGACGGCAAGACAAAAACCGGAACGGTTGCAGTGACTGACAAAGCAAGCAACATCGTTGCAGCCATTCAGCGGGCAAGCGATAACGGCAAGGAAATAGTTATTGTTGATGATTTTCAGTACCTGATGGCTAACGAATTTATGTCCCGCAGCTCAGAGCGTGGCTATGACAAGTTTACCGACATTGCCCGCCATGCATGGGATGTTATGCAGGCAGTTATTAACGCACCAGATAATATCCGCGTTTATATCCTGACGCATACAGAGACGGATGATTACGGCCTGAACGCCAAGATCAAAACGATTGGCAAAATGCTGGATGAAAAGATCTGCTTAGAGGGGCTATTCACCATTGTTTTGAAGACCATTAAAAACGATGACGGCTATTTTTTCGCTACACAAAACGATGGCACCGACACGGTGAAATCTCCGATTGGAATGTTTGAATCAGAATTAATTGTGAACGATGTCGCAGAAATTGACCGCACGATCTGCGAGTATTACGGAATCAAGGAAGCAAAACAGGAGCAAGCAGAATGAAACTATACGAAATCACAGAACAACTGCGCCAATTAATGGCGATGGATGATGTACCGCCTGAACAATTGCAAGACACACTAGACATGGTGAATGATGAATTTGAAGCGAAAGCAGAAAACATCGCCATGTTGATCCGCGAAATGACGCTAGATGCGGAAGGGTATAAAGCAGAAATCGACCGATTGTCAGACCGTAAAAAATCGCTTGATAACAAAGTTGAGTCATTGAAGGATTACTTGCGCGTTAACATGCAAGCGGCTGACATGACGAAGATCAAAGGTAAGCTGTTCACTATTACACTTGGCGCGCCAACTGAAACGGTTTATGTGGCCGATGAAAAGTTATTGCCTGACAATTTGGTTTATATCAAGCGTGAACCGAACAAGACGGAAATAAAAGCGCAACTGAAATCAGGTGCCGATCTGGAAGGCTGCGCACTGGTGCAAGGTAAGGCGAGGTTAACGATCAAGTAACTTTATTTTTAAACTGCATTTTTGCAATAAATGCCGAAACGAAAAATCTACACTAATTAATTGAAGGAAATAAAAAATGGCCTCATTCTGGACTAAATCAACCGGCGAAACAGTAAGCAAAACAACCGCAACTGCTGACTATCAAGCGCAAACAGATCTGCCACCAATTGCCGATAAAACCGTGGTACGCGCTGCCATCACTCAGATCAAATGGGATATGTTCACCAAGGATTCACCTGACGGTAAAACAAAAAATGGTGAGCGGTATATTAACGCACGCTGGGATGTGATCGACGGCGAACACGCCAAGCGCGTGATCTTCCAGAAAATCAAAGTAGGGTCAGAAGGAGAAAAAACACGCGATAACGCATTGGATATGCTGGCTGCAATCGACATGAACGCCAGTGGCGGCAAGATGATGACGCTTGGCCGTGAACCGTCAGACATGGAATTGATGAGCATTCTGTCTAGCAAGCCAATGCACATTCGTTTGCGTGTTTGGACTAGCCAAGATAAGACGCAATCAGGCAACTGGATCGATGCCGTATCAAGCGCAAAAGGTGGGAAGAAACCAGCAGCTAACGCAACGACTGCGCCGATTGTTGCAGAGCCTGCGCCAACCGTTCCAGAAGAAGATGAAGAATTGGACTTCTAGGAAGCGAAAAACACAATAATAGCAAAGCCCCTGCGTGGGGCTTTTTAATCGGAGTAAGACGATGGAATGCCTACGCGCAAGATGGTATGAGCACCGTAACGTGAACGATTCAGATCGCTTAAAACAGATCAACGAGTTAAGCGCGTGGCTTAAAAAGTACATGATCGCGCATGTTGCTAAGTCGCATAAAATATTCAAAGCAGGGGACGAGCTTATAGGGTATAAGCCGATTGATGGGATTGTTAAGCATAACGACACGTTTATGCTGCTATCTGTGCAACCGGAAGAAAAGATAAACCACGGCGAGATCTCGCGCATGATGCAGCTTTCTGGCCAATTATCAAAGCAAGGAAACGTACTGCATGAATGCCTGTGTTTTTATCTAAAAGGCAGTGAGATCGTCAGTGAGATCGTGCCATACGATCAGTTTGCAGGGTTTCAAGAAGAAGACCATTTTAAGATTGTTGTAGGTGACGATCTGCCAGAGATTGACGCATGGAAAAACGAGTGCGCCGATTGCATTCATGCCGATCTGTGCAACGGTAACAACCTGCCTGCCGTGAATTGTGGATCATGCTGCAATGCAGGATCTCCAGCCTGCGGATTGTGCGCAAAAGAAAACATGCACATATTCCACCCTAATTTTTTAACAAATTCAGGCTTTGAAATCGTCAATATTGACGCTGAAAACATGGTTATCGAGTACGACAGTTTTTATTCAGTAAATAACAAACTGTTACGATTGAAGGATAAAAACAAGCCATTAATTGGCGCAGTTGTTCTGTTATTTCGTATAGTTTCATTCTGCTTGCTCCTGTTTTGCTTCTGTTGTTTCTGGTTTTTCTGATTTTTTACGCTTTACAAAATACGGTATCAAATCAAGTAATGGATTTTCACCCTCATCAACCTGAATTTCTGCATCAAGTTGATATCTATTTTTTGCGTTAACAAAACCAACTCGCCCGTCCCCAGATGTCACCAAAACACGCTGCCCTGTCTGCATGATTCGCCCAAACTTTGTAATATTGCCTTTTCTGTCTGACTGCTGGCCTGTCACGAACTCTTCGTTTCTTAGATATAAAACAGCATCAACCAAGTTGGTGTATTGTGCAATTGATGCCTCGTGCATATCCAATGTGTAAACCGTGTATTCGTCTGCATCAGGGCGGTTCTTCATCTTCTTGATTCCGCAGTGAGCCAAGAATATCACCGTCATTCCTTTCTTTTTGCGAAGTATGTCACAGGCTGACTTTATTTCACCGTGCATTTCCGCAACAACCAAATAACCCTTATGGAACCCGCCAGCCGCATCAGCCACATTGTCAGTACCATAAATCTCACAAACCTCATGACAAAACAAAGCGTGAAGGCTTGTTACGCTGTCAATGATCAGAGTTTTGAACTCATGCTCTTGAGTTAGTAGATCTCGGAGTTGTGAAAGTATTGTTTCCTTTGTGCTAACGCGCTTATGTTCTGGTTGATTTTTAATTTTCGCACGAGGCAACACAGGAAACATCACCGGCTTAACATCATCATCCCATGCGTCAAAAACGGTTGAACCTTCTTCTGCCTGAATAAATATAGGCGATGGGAACAAGGCCCCTAGTGATGTTTTTCCAACCCCTGGCGTTCCAACGATCGTTATTATTGGCGGTTGCGGTTCCGGCTTTTTAAGTTCACTTAAATTCATGTTGCTTGCTCCGGTTGTTTTGTTTTGATGTTGCAAATGTACGCCACAAGTTTTATAGTGTCAACATCGAATGCAAAAAAAACAACAGGACATTAAAAAATGATGACACTAGAGCAGATTAAACAACGCCTTATTCCAATGAACCTAAAAGCGGTTGCAGCGCAGTGCGGAGTGCATTACAACGCCTTATATCGCATGATGAACGGCGGTACAGAACCAAAATACAGCACAGTGCAAAAAGTTTCAGCATGGCTGGAAGCGCAGAATAAGGACGCACAATAATGTCAGCATCTAACTATCTTTACGACTACCTGGAAGCTGGTTTTCGCATCTTCCCGCTGTGGGAGATTACGCCTCAAGGAACATGCGGTTGTGGCGATCCTGAATGTGCAGCTATCGGGAAACATCCACGCATTCAAAACTGGCAGCAAGTCCCGCACTGGTCTGACGAACAGATCGAGACGATGGACGAGATGGGCCAGTTTGATACAGGGTTCGGCGTGTGTGTCGATGATCACCTGGTAATTGACATCGACAAGCGAAATGGCGGGTTTGAGTCGTATGAACGGCTTTGCAAAGATACTGGTATCGATTATGTGGCACTGTCTAACTTTGTCGTCGAGACAGGCGGAGGTGGGTTGCATATATATTTTAAAAACGAACCGCCGATCTCGCTACTGAGTCACTTGCCTGAATACCGTGGAATAGATCAGAAAGTGTCCGGCTTTATAGTTGGATGTGGCTCTATCCATAAATCAGGTGCAACATACGAAAAACAGAAAGGAAATCCGTGCGACTTAACACCAATTCCTGAGCCGCTGCTTAAACTACTGAAAAAGCCAGATCACTACCGGGTGGCAATGAATGGCGAATCGCTCGACATCACCGATCAAGAAATAGCGGATATGCTTAAGCATTGCGATCCAGATTGTGCGTATGACGATTGGATCAAGGTAGGCATGGCTATCCATCACGCCACCAGCGGGGCAGGAATGGCGACATGGAACGCATGGAGTAGCAACGGGGAGAAATATGGCGGGCCAAGTGGTATCGATCAGCACTGGCAATCGTTCGGCAAAGCCATGAACCCCGTTACCATCGGCTCACTGATCCATTTTGCAGAAAAAGGTGGGTATCGCCGTTCGGTAACGTTTGATTTACCGGATGCCGTAGCTGCTGAAAATACCGATTCCGATCACCCGTTTCCCATTGATACAGTAGATCTACTTCGCCCGCCTGGATTCGTTGGCAAGATAACCAACTGGATCAACTCACAATGTCGATTCCCTCGCGAATACCTGGCAGTGGCAGGCGCACTGCAAACCATCGGCAATATTTGCGGGTTGCGCTACACCGATGACCGTGACGGCATCACGGCCAACATGTTTACATTCGGCATTGCAGCCAGTGCTACCGGGAAAGAAGCCATTCAAACCGCGATGATTGACCTGCACCGAGCCGCAGGCGTAACCGCCGCCGTGCATGGCAACATCAAATCAGAGCAGGAAATAACCCGCAACTTGATCCGCCACCAATGCGCTTTTTATATCGTCGATGAAGTCGGGATCTTGCTGTCAAAAATATCCAACTCTGCAAAATCTGGGGCGTCATATCTGGAAGGCGTTATTGGACTGCTAATGTCGGCATACGGTAAAGCAAACGGCTATCTGTTACTAAGTGGCGATTTAAAAGAAGACATCCGCAGCGAACTACACAAGCAGCTATCACACGCAAAAGGAAAGGTAGCAGACAACGAAGATCCAGAAGGTAAGTTCCAAGAGCGTGCAGATAAGATTGTTGAACAGCTCGACACGCTGGACGATGGATTAATTAATCCAATGCTATCCATGATCGGCTTCACGACTCCGGTGACGTTCGATAAGTTGATCACCTACGAGCAAGCGACTAACGGCTTTGTCGGTCGATCACTACTGGTGCGTGAGCACGAGACAAACCCGAAAGAGAAGGATGAATTCCGCAAAGCAAAACTAGATCCGTATATGGCCGCAACATTGAAACAGCTTTACCATCCTGGGTTTTGCTCCGATGAACGGCCAGATCGGCTTGAGCACAACGGCGATCGCATCGAGATAAGCACCACAGATGAAGCGTGGCAGATGCTAAAGCTGGTGAAAAAATGGATCTACGAGTACGCAGAACACCACAAAGGGACAAGCGGGTTCGAGGCAGTCGTACGCCGTGGTTATGAGCTATGCGCTAAAGTGTCGTTGATACTTGCTTGCCCAGAGCGCGTTAGAACCGCTGAGCACGTTCGGTGGGCTTATGCGATGATACGCCGAGACATTGATAGCAAA